GGTAGGAATACATCCACATAACTACCTCCAACTATCACGTCAGATTGCGTGAATAGCCGAAGGATTTGGGTGATGAAGTTCTTCTCAGACGGGCTAATCTTTCCAGACTTCCACTGAGTTACATCTTCATTTAAGTCACATTCCCACTCACCCCAATGGAGCTTGTCATGTTCAATTGCTTGATTGACGAAGCTGGCATAGGAGAAGGGTTTGTATGCTAGTGATGGGGTTAACAGACTCATGGTCTATCCTTGGCAGGCAAGGCACTCATCTTCATCCACAGCGTAGTCTTTGAGAGCTACACGGGTTGGCTTAAAGCTGATGGTGTCAGCCTTAGCACTTGCAGAAGTACGCAAGTAATAGAGTCCTTTAAGTTTCTTGTTGAAGGCACGGAGGTGTACCTCGTTGACGTAGGCCTTATCAGTCCCTGAAGGGAAGAAGAGGTTCACGCTTTGACCTTGGCAAATGTAAGGCTGTCGTTCTGCTGCATGGTCTACTACCCATCGCTGGTCTAGCTCGAAGGCTGTCTTGTAGATTTCCTTATGCCATTCATCCATCCAATCTAGGTGCTGTACGCTACCTTCATTGAGAATGATTGAGGTCCACTGTTCTTCCATCCACTTGTCAGAGGACAGATGCCAATCACTTGCTTCAGCCCTGATGACCTTATCGAGGTAAGGGTTACGAACAAGGTGAGCACCCACACGGGTACGGTGAGTAAAGGCATTGGACTTCAAAGGTTCAATGGAGGCTGAACATCCAGCAATGATTGAGGAGTTAGCATTAGGAGCTACAGCCATCAGGTGTGAGTTACGTACACCCTCAACATCAGGACATGCACCACGTTCTTGAGCTAGGTAGACTGTTGCAGCCTTGGCCTGTGCTTTAATATGGGTGAACATATCAGTGTTATATGAAGTAGCCATTGGGGATTCCCACGGGATACCTGCACGTTGTAGTGCACTGTGGAAACCCATAGCACCTAAGCCTAAGCTACGTTCTTGAGTAGCACTGAAGACTGCCTTGCGGAGTTCTTTAGGAGCATGGAAACAGAAGAAGCTGATGACGTTATCAAGCATCTCAATAAGGTCAGCCACCATTGTGGTGTTCTTCCAATGTTCGTAATGCTCTAGGTTCACACTAGACAAACAACACACTGCTGTACGGTCTTCAGAAGTCGGAAGGTGAATCTCATTGCACAGGTTTGAACCGTGAATGGATAAGCCTTTCTCTTTCATGGCTGGTGGTAGGTGACGGTTAGCCTCATCAATGAAGTTAAGGTACGGCTCACCAGTACGGAAGCGTGTTTCAATCAGACGTTCCCATAGGTCACGGGCTGGCACTGAGTCTCTTACTGTCTTATCAGCAGGGTCAATGAGGTCCCAAGTAGCATTGGCATTCACAGCATCCATGAAAGCATCAGGGATGTTCACAGCGTTGTGTATATTGAACGCCTTACGATTGGGGTCACCACCTGTAGGCACACGGATGTTAATGAACTCAATAATGTCTGGGTGACTGATGTCCATGTAGGCAGCATAAGAACCCTTGCGAGTCTTACCCTGTCTGTAGGCAGTCATGTCACTATCGACAGTCTTTAGGAATGGTATAGGTGAAGGAGCAACATCACTAACACTGCGGATGTCAGACCAATGACCACCCACTCCACCGCCTTTGACTGAAAGCCAACGTAGCTCCGTAGTGTGTCCAATAAGGCCATCGAGAGAATCAGGTACATAAGATAGGAAACAGCTAATAGGAAGTCCACGGACTTTCTCTCCTTGTGCAGGTGCATTAGATAAGATAGGTGAGCTGAACATGAACCAGCCTTTACTAGCGTAGTCATAGATACGTTGAGCTAAGTCGTAGTCGTTACGACAGAATGCTGTAGCGGCACGTGCGTATGCATCTTGTGGGTCCTCACCTTCACGACAGTAGTAGTCAGTGAGTAAGGTATGTGCTTGCTCTGAGAGCAATTCATTACGTGAGTAATCAACCTTGATTGACATTTATCCAATCCTCCACTGTCGCTTTATCTTTGAAACCAACCAGCCGAGAACCAGTAACAGTATTAATAAGTGTAGGAACGCTGCTAACGCGATGGTCAATAGCCGAGTCCATGTCTTTGCCAATATCAATTTCATCGTACTCAACCATCATCTTGTCCAGTAACACTGATATTGCATAACAAGGGGAACAGCCTTCAGTGTAAAATTTTATAATCATAATTATTCTCAGTCGTACTTCTGGTGTTGGAGTTCTAGCCAGAGTTCGGCATAGTGAATTATCTTTTTAACATCAGATTCAAACTGACCTTTGTGTGGAGCGCGTGTCGCATACTTCACGATGTTTCCTGCACAAAAGTCGAGTTCATTCTTCATGATGTATTCGATAGGTTGGATAGGGTGAGCGTAGTGGTCACCACCTTCTTGGCGGTCAGTTCCTAGGGTAGGCTCGATACGGGGGGATTCCATAAAATAATACTTCCATCATCAGCGATGTCTTCGAACCTTAAGATTCGTGCACATCTTGCTTGGGTTAGTGCGTCATCTTCAGTGAGTCCAGCCTTATCAAAGGTAGCTACGATAGCTTCCCAGATTGCTACATTACGTAGAGTCAGGTCAGTGATATTGAGTGATGCTTTGTGTAGGATTTGCTGGGCCTTAACTGGGCCAACTTTAGGACAACCTTTGTAGTTATCTACAGCGTCACCAGTGAGGACCTGTGAGAAGAAGTACATATCAGCATCAGCTTCACTGATAGTGACCACACCTTCATCAGGGTGTGCAGGGTTAAAGAACTTACATGGTATGGTCTTGAGGTCTTTGTCCTCAGACGCAATGATGGTGTCGTTACCATCACTACCACGGATACCTAGCAGGTCATCAGCCTCAAAGGGTTCACGCAACACAGCCTTGTATTCATCAACCATCCACTGCTTGAGTGGACCTAATGTCATAGGCTTACGTGTGTCTTTGCGGTTACCTTTGTAGGACTCTAAAACGTCATAACGGAAGTTCTCTTTACCTGTCAGGTAGAACTTGAAGTCGTCACACCCTGTCTGTTTAAGCATTGCTGCTAGTTTCTTCTTAATCAATTCCTGTCCATCTGACTCATAAGCATGGAGCGTCCATAAGTCATCGTCCCACTTGGTAGGAACTTCAGTGGCAGAGGCAGCTTGGTAGGCTACGATGTCACCATCAATCAATAGGGTCGTCATCTGGTTCACCTTCTTTATTACGTTCAGTCACAATACGAATGCCGTGTTCAATAGCTACGGATGCTTCTAGGTAATCTAGGTATGCATTCATAGCAAAGCTAAAAGCTAGAGCTAGTGAGACCACTAGGAATCCGAGGCACACAAGTACCATCATTAATGTTTCAATCATCAGTCAATGCCTCCCACGACACGGGATATAAAGGACGTATAATCTCATCAACCATCTTAGCTAACTCTTGTATCTCTACTTGAGCATGAGGGTCACTGCGCTGCTTAACCATACGAGCAAAGGCTGCTAGTGAGCCAGTGATGTAATACGAGGTGTACATGGACTGAGGTAAGACCATACGTGCTTGCTCTGGTGCTACATTGTCATCCTCAAGGAGATACTTATAAGCTAGTAAAGCTGTTTTTGTAGCCTCTCTTGCATAAAAAGCTGCCGAGCTTTGGTTGCCACAGGGGACACCACTGCCTTGCTTAACGCTTCCCTCTGGCCTACTACGCCATACTTCAGGAACATAGAACTCAGGAGTATCATCAACATACCTACGACTAATCTCATTACGAGTGAAGCCTACGATGTGCTTGAACTCTTGACGAGCGATGAAGATAGGCACTGTGTAGCGCATGGTTATCTGAGGGTGACTGAATGGAGTCCAGTGGCCGTGAGTAGCTAGATACTTGATTAGCTTAGTGTCTGCATTAGACACAGTCTGCCCTACTGCCACTGGACTACCTACACCGCTCTCTGACTTAGCTCTATAAGCGTCCACAAGCTCAGAAGCTTTATCAAAGGATACCCTAGCAGCATTCACTACTGTTAGATCATCACCCATGTGGCTTATGTATTCTGCTTTCATTCGTCACACTCCTCTTTGTACATAAGCTTGCTTCGCTGGGCACACTCCTCTTCGTACATTAAACTTGCTTCGCTGTAGCCTTCCCATGCATCGACACCACAGTCATTAAGGCATTCAAGGAAGTGGCTATCTCTTTCCATAAGTAAAAGGTATTCACGGTCCATGGTGGTCATCACTTCAGGCATAATCATTCTCTCTTGTAATCATTTCGCCAGTACGGCAGTCTATGTTTTGAACATCAGCCGAAGGACTGACACCTAACTTCACACGGTCTTTCAATTTCTTTTCACCAAACAAATTGTCCCAACCAGTGGCTTCACTTATTGCTTTGGTCATTCTATTAATCCTCCCAGCCTGTACCACGTTGGTATAGCTGAATAGCTGTATTGAAAGAGCAGCCGAAGCCGCTCATGATTTCTTCAAAGTGAATGATGAAGGTCACTTACCCATGCTCATTAGAATCCCAGTGCTTTCACCTAGTACAGTTGTAGGCATACGCCCATCCCATAACAGGTTAGCTTCGGCTTCTTTAAGAGCGATAAGGTTAGCGGTCACAGACTTAGCCAAGGCTTTGTTGC